TTCTATATTGTTTAACATTTTTTTTTCTTTAATAATAAAATCAATTTCGGAACGATGTAAAATGCCATATTTATTATCTTTATTTTTTATTAATATTAATTCACTTAGCATCATATTTTTTTTTTTCAAAGACTCTTTGATTAAATTTAATTTTTCATTAAAGATTTTTTTCGCATCTAATATTTTTTCTGGACTTTCTGTTGACTCCTCTAAATTTTCTAATGATTTTAATATGACACTTAAAACATTCTCTTCTCTTTGTATTTCACAATATAATTCTTCCAGCTTATTCATTTGTTCTGTTATATTATCTATTCTTGTTGATTCTTTTTTTTCGGAACTTGCAGGTTCTGTTGAATTATTTGAATTATAAGTATGAAGAGAACTTACATTATCAAATAATTCATTGTTTTCTGCTTCTATGTTTGATATCTGATTTTCTAGATCACTCACATTGTCATTTATTTCTATATTATTAAAAGTCAAACAGGTTTGAGATGTAGTTTTTTTATTTTTGCTATTATTATTACCCATCATATAATTATTGTTATATTATATTTTATTTATTTAAATCTATATCTTTCATTAGTTTATTTATATTTGCTATCATATCATCTATTGATTCTTTATTAGACTTATTATTTTCAGTATTTATTTTTTTATTTGAGTTTTCCCTCTTTTCGTTTGATAAAGGATGAATTGTATTTATATCTTGTGATTTTTCTCTTTGATGGCGAGTATTATTAGATTGATTGTATATTTTATATATCATATTTGGCCCAGATAATGAACTAATGCTTTTATTGTCATTATTTGATGTATCTATAAAATCATCATCGTTTTTATTCATTTATTATATAATTATATTATTATATAATAAATTTTATCTGTATCAAATTTTTAAATATTTATTGTTTTTAACGCATCGTTTAGATTATTTAACATACTATCTATTGAAATAGTTTTGTCTATTTTACGATCTTCTATTTGTTGTTCTGATGTTCTCCTTTCTATTAATGATGATAATGATTCTGGCGATATTATTACTTGTAAACAATCTTCTTTATTTACTGTTGATATATTTCGTTTATGTATACCTTCATAATTTTTAGTTGTTTTTACTGATTGTTCTACATCAACAATATTCGATTTATTTGAATTTTTTCTTTGTAAAGATGGCATTGATTGTGGCTGTGACGAAGACTGTCTCGAATATTGAATGTTTTTACATTTTGGACTAAATATTACTTGTTCCATTTTATTATCTTCAATTTTACACAAATGATCGTTAAGATTATTTATAGATGTATTTTGATGATTATACATATCTTGTTTGTAATTTGATTGTTTTTTAAATATCCTACATTCAGATAATGACATGATTAATATTATGATAATACAATAATTATATATTATTTTTTGACAATTTTAAAATTTATGTTGAATTTAAAATTTCTTTGTAATCAATCCCTTTCTTCTTTAAAAATATTTTTAATTTATCATTCTGTTTTAATAATTTCTTATTCAACTTCTTCAATTTCTCTAGTTCTTCTTCATATTCTCCTTTAATTTCTTCTGATGACATTTTTCTATAGAACACTGAATTCGCAACTTGTACGGACCAAGTATTTCTTCCATTTGTTAAAATTACATATTTATCAGCATTATTTTTATTTGATAAAAAACCACCCATTCTAAATTTTCTTGTCACTGTTCCTGTCTTTTTATTTGGTTCTAGTGTGAAATATCTTAAATGTGTATTTAATTTTACTTCTGCTATATTATCTACTTTTATATAATCTACTAATTTTTCTGCTATATCATCTTCATCTAATTTATCTGTATATGTTTGTTTGGGGCGTAAATAATTATCTGCCTGTGTTGTTCCTTTATTTGATTTTTTCTGAGACATCTGTTATTATGTATATAATAATCCTTATATAAAATATTTTTGCTATTAAATAATTAATATTATATCTAAAGAGAATAATTATATATATATTATATCATGCAAACAATTAAATCGTGGAAGACATTTAATGATCAATGGAATGCAGAATATTATAATTTAGATTGTGCTAATAAATTGAATTATATTAACACTACACCTTTTGTTAAAGAAACAATTTCAGAAGTATCTTCTAATGATGTTAATGTAGCTGATGGATCAAAAAATAATTCACAAGTTGTTATTTCGTTAGATGAAATGAATGTTGTAACTGAATTTACAGATTTTAAAAATATTAATGATGTTTTACTACTTAATGAAATTATTAAGGTAATCGCTTGGTGTATCGAAAATTGTAGTGATATTGATACATTGTTCAGTCATTATATTAGAGCATTAACATGGATCTGTAATGTAATTGAATATTTTATGAATGAACTAAAAATTCAAAAAATTATTAAACAATATAATGGTCTCAATCGTAGTAGTTATAAATTATGTCCTAATAAGAGCAATTGTATTTATCAATATCCTGACAATAATACTCATCATAATTGTAAATTTCAACATTTCCCATATGATAACCTTTATTTAGATTGTTATTCTATTTTACAACATATTAAAGAGTCTTATGACGATCATTTAACACAAAACACTTCAAAAACTACTAAATTAGTAAAGGCATTATCAAGTAGGAGCATTAATTATGAAAATTCTTCTATCAATACAAGTGAATTAGATACAACTAAACCTACTTCTATCGCTTGTAATGAATTAAAAAGATGTTTAACTACACTCAATTATGTTTTCATGATTATGTATAGAGAATTAGATGTAATTGACAGAAATCGTAAATCTGAACCAAATTATAATATCCGTAAATATCACTCTTATCATGCTCTATTTAAATATGATAATGAACGCAGCTCACAAAATATTGAATATCGCAACTCATCTTACAGAGGCCGTAGTTCGCGAACATTTGATAAACAATACTAAAAATTTATTATTTATAACAAATAAATATATCTATTATTTATTTATTATTTTTTTATTAATCTGTATCTTCACTTTCTGAATCATCTGATATTTCTTCACTTTCTGATGTTTCGTCTTCACTACCTACATCATTGTCTCTTCTGAGATAAATTATTTCATTCATATCAATACCTTTGAATAGTGCTGCATAACTATCTCCAAAATCTTTGTCTACACACTTTTTATCAAACGACTTATATACATTTAGCTCCTTCTCTATTAAACTACACAATGTATTGTCATCCTCGTCTATTTCAAATGGTTGTAATACATTTTGTTCTTCAAGTTCTTTAAATATATACCATTGTTTTAAAAATAATAATGGAATATTGTTCTCATCCCTCTTACCTTTCTCTATCTCCTGTTTAAATACATAATACAGTTTTTTATCTACCAAAAATTTTCTCCTATATTTCGTCTCACGCTCTTCCATCTGCTTTCTTTTTAATTCTACTCTCTTCTCTTTCGCTCTCTTATTCAATTCTTCCTCTCTACTCTTTTTTAAAGCTAATTCTCTCGCCTCCTCTAATTTTTTTATTTTTTCTTGTAACATTAATACTTTATTCATTTTCTCTTCAGATACATCTATCTCTTTGTTCAAACAACTGTTTATTATACTCTCTGTACTCTGGTTCTTTATCAATTTAATATCATTTACTGATACTGGTAATTTTACATCTATCTTTGTTTCTTCATTCTCCGTTTTTAATATATCCCTCTGTAAATTGTCTCCGTCATCATTCGATGGTATAAATATTTTGTTTATCTCTCTCGACAAATTTATTGTCGTTTTAAATAATGATACATCTATTTTTAATTTATATGAAACATTTTTTAAATTATCAGATGATGATTGCAATAAATAATTACTATTAAAATAATAATATCCTTGGACAATTCCGTTATTGTAATATACAATCTTCCATTTTTGTAAATTATTTAAAAAATTATTAACATTACCATCATATTGTTTTAATAATGTTATGTTATTTACTATATAATTATCTGTGTAATTTAAAATATCATTAATATCATCACTAATATTAATTATTAAACCCTCACTAGATATTGTTATGTATTGACCTTGATTCATATAAATATAATGTATTATTATATTTATATATATTTTATTATACGCATTACCTTTTTTTCAAAATATAAAAAAATTGATAATTTTTATTTAAATATATTTAACATTTAAAATATGTATATATATATTATGGCGTTCTTCGACAATAATAACTCTTATCCAAATTATCCATATTATCCATATTATCCATATTATCCTAATTATTATCCTAATTATTATCCTAATTATTATCCTAATTATAGTCCTAATTATAGTCCTAATTATTATCCTAATTATAGTTTAAGACGCAAATCAAATAATAATTTTAGACAATATAATAAACATAATAAAAATAATAAAAATAATAAACACAATAATAATTTACAACCTCCACCAGAAAATTTCGCAAGATTATATGATATGGAAAATTTAGATGATAATGCAAAAAATATTGATAGTAAATTAGATGAATTATTAAATAAATCAACAAATGAATTAAGACCAAATATAATTTCTGTTGATGATAATAAAACTCCTAAAAAGAAACCAAAAAATAAAGAAGATGAGATTATAATGCCAAAAATATACATCAAAACGATTGGAGAAGAGGATTTCACAGATTTTGGGAAAAATGATCCATTTAGTGAATTATTTTTATCATTATTGGGGAAACCATTGATGAAACCAGAAAATATTTCAAAAGAAAAAATTCCTCTTGTTGAGCCATTTAAAATTGATGAAACTATTGATTATGAAGAAATTGATGTTAATAAAACATTAAATGATCTAATCAAACTTGGCGAGTCATATAGTATTGAAACAAAGAACAAATATGCATTTGATTTTGAAAAATTGCATAATATTGTTCCTTGTTTAAAATTATTACAAGAGACGATTGGAATGGAAACAATTAAAAAAAATATTATTAATCAAATTGTGTATTTTCTTCTTAATCTTGAAATTAAACATGGTATGATGAATACTGCTATATATGGTCCTCCTGGTATTGGTAAAACTTTAGTTGGACGAATTATTGGAGAAATTTATAATAAATTAGGATTAATCGCTAATAGTGATCCTAAAAAAGATGTTAAATTAAAAACTTATAAAGCAAGCATGTTAATTGGTGAATATTTAGGTCATACTCGTAAGAGAACTAAAGATGCAATTAATGAATGTTTAAAATCTGGTTCAGTAATGTTTTTAGATGAAGCTTATGCATTATCCAGTGGATCTAAAAATGATAAAAATGATAGTTATGCTTTTGAAGCAATTGATGAAATTAATATCGCTCTATCTGAAAATCCTAATTTTATTCTAATTATTGCTGGCTATGAAGATGACTTGGAAAAAAGATTTTTTGCTATAAATAAAGGTTTGGATAGACGATTTCCTTTTAGATATAAAATTGATAAATATGATCATGTTGAATTATCTAAAATTTTTCTTAAAAAAATTAAAGATGATGACTGGAAATTTGAAGAACAAAATGATAGACTTGTCGATTTTTTCAAAACTAATATCAAAGCATTTCCAGCTTATGGTGGTTCCGTTGATGAACTATTCTTTAATGTTAAGATTAATCACGGTCTAAGAATTTTTGGTAAAAAACCAGATAAAAGAAAACTCTTAACAATGGACGATGTTAATGAAGGATTTCAACATTATAAAAAAGTAAAAAATATTAAAGAAGATGAAAATATGCATATCTTCTCTATGTATTCATAAATAAAACATTATTTATTTTTTTTATAAATACTAAATAATAAAATTATACATTATCCAATATATTTATTGCATTTATATTGGGTTCATTTGATTTTTCTGTTTTCTTTGGCGATTGAACCTTTACACTTGTTTCTTTCACATTCATACTACTATCTTCTAATGTATATTTTGGCTCAACTATTGGTGCTATATTTAGTTTTTTTAATATCTCATTTAATCCTATTACATTGTTCTTTCTCCTTTTAGAACAATATAATGCATATTGAAATGTTGCTAATGATATTGTTGATACTGATCCTGATACAAAACTTAAACTAAATACACTGAAATATCCAGACGCAAATGATAATACACCGCCAAAACATACTAACAGTTTTGATATTACTTCAAATACTGTCTCAGTCGTTTGCCAATAATTAATACTTCTAAGTGTCGCCTGTATTTCATCAAAATAATGTGGCTCTATTAAATCATTGACTATTTTTATTTTTAATTCTTTTGAAATATCCATATATAATAATCATTAATTCAATTATGTTTAAATAATTTATCATTTTTTAATAACAATACCAAAACAAATCTATTTTTTCGTTATATGCTTTCGCACTTATAATATTCTCTCTTTTAATCATACCACCTATATATCCTTTTGAAACATTCTCTAAAAAATTAGATGTTTGATCTTCAAATTTTTCTATTTTTTTTGTATCGTCTTTCTCATAACTAAATATTTTTTTTTTATCAGTTATTA